GTTTTTCGACTTGTTTGATCAGTTTTTCAGTCAGTGAACCAGCACGGGACTGTTTCTTGAGATCAGCAAAAGACATTTGTATTCTCCGTATTGAGTGTATTTGGCCTTTGGGACGACTTTATCTTACCGCAGGGTAGAAGGGTTGTCAAGCCCTAGTCTTTAGGCATTTCCTCTGGATTTTCCAGTTGCATTTCAAACAAAAGAGGATGACATTCTTCGTCAATCAAATAATTTGACCAACGATACATGTCTTCAGAAGTATAATATTCATTACTTTCTGCTTCTATCTGTATGTATGGATCTTCCTGCATAATTAACGGAATATCATCAAATGTAAAAGGAATTCCGTTAATGAAATACATGTCTACAATCTCACCGTTGTGGTAACAATATGTGGAGGTGATCTTGTAGTGGTAGGACATATTACATATCTGCGATTTTATCTAGTCTTTCTAGAGTTGTTTCCATTTCTGAGAATAACTCATTAACATTATTACCTTTAAAACCAAGAAACTCTGCAGCATCCTGAATTCTTTCTTTCATTTCAAGTGCTTCTGGGTCATCAGATAACGAAAGACGGAAGTAAAGATTCTTCTGTTTCTCTAGAAAAGTTCTCATGAGTTCTACATGTTCCTTCTTTTCTTCTCTATTCATGAGAGGAGCTTTGAAGGTATCTTTAATAATTCGTTGTTGGAGTTCTTCCATCTCTTTGATGGCTTCTCTTACGATTTCGGATTGAAAAAATCCACTCACAATACGATCTCCTTTAGTGTCTGTGTGTACTTTTCCTTATCAATATTTAGGAACGATTTGTATTTTTTGATGCGTAAACTGACGGATTCCCACACAGGATCTAGGAGTTTTTTATCAAATTTCTTAGAAAAATTGAGGATCATATCTATGATCACAAAAGTTTCTATGGATATAGCGTTTTGCAAATACTTTTTAAGGATTTCTGGGTGAGATGATCCACGAACTTCAAATAACTCATTGAAGTTGTCTTTATGGATAAAGACTTCAGCCTCTGTCTTGAAGAGATAGTAGAGGCTTTGAGATCTTTTCACCCAGTTTGAATAATTTTTTTCACCTGACTCAATGATTTCACCGATCCAAAGTTTAGCAGGATCATCACATTCTACAAAATTAGCCAAGAAATATTGACGGATCTCGTCATCAGATTTCTGACGAGACATACGTTCAAAGAAATATCGATCTTTCCTTTTGTTAAAGGACTCTTTTGAAGCTCTGGACTTTCCGCAATATTGAAAGTAATCGTAGTTTGGTTTAGTGAAATGATTCTTGAATGCCAGGTATGTTTTGTATACCTCTATTGGCGTCATCAGAATACTAGTTTAGCACGACTTGTTTTCTTTAGGAAGTTAAGTTGAGTTGCCTCGTGTTTTAATTTCTCTTTCAATGGTTTTGAAATGAGTTTTGAAACAGATTCAAATTCAATACCATTCTCTTCACAATAAGTGACAATGGCTTCAATATAATTAATTTTTGAACTCATCACAAGATGTTCAATGTCTTGTGCGAACTTAGACTGACAGAGAAATTTTTCTTTAATGAGTGAATTTACATCTTCAGTGTTGTTCTGCATGGGTTTCGGTATGATGAGCGACGAACTCTCTGATGTATTTGGTAAGAAGTTTAATATAGTGACCTTTGTTTCTTTTTTCATAGACAAAACATTCTCCGTTGTCAGCAACCATAATAGTAATCAGTTTTTGGACTGGAATACCAGTCATTTCATAATACATGCAAGCATATGCTGTTTCCTGGACAAAGTAATTTTCAATCCATTCTTCAGGTTTTATTTTCTTTGAAGTCTTAAAGTCAATAACTGCGAGCTCTCCTTCGTACTCAGCGATGCAATCTACTCTGCCCGCAAGTCCCAAGTAGTCACTGTATAGTGACTTTTCTAAAGCATGTATATTATTTATACGATCCAGATAGGGTTTAGCAGCAAGAAAGAGAAACTTCGTTACAGGAAGTGGGTTATATTTGTCAATATCTTCATTTAACAAATACTTTTCAACAATATCATGGAATTTAGTTCCGCGATCTGTTGCAACCTTAGTGATCTTATTGGCTTCTTCCTCACCAACTTTTTTACGCCAGTCAATAAACTTTTGTCTACCATAAAAACTGGTAATAGAAGTAATAGAAGGATACAACTTACCAGAAGGGGTACGATAAAATCTCGTACCCTCAATATTTTCAGATTGTAGATCAAGCTCTTCTTTTAAATAATCTAGATGAACAAACATTACATACCTAAAGCCAACTTTGTAACAATGTAGTTTTTGACAAGTCCAGAACGAACAATATCATCAACTCCAAATTCTACACTGGAAAAATCATATTCCATTGCACGAATGATTTTCATAAAATCTAGAATACCATTCTTTTCGTGAGTTTTAACAAGATCTGATTGAGTAGCGTCACCACAAAATAAGATTTTACTATTCTCACCAATACGAGTAATTATACTATCTAATTCGTGAAAGTTCAAGTTTTGCATTTCATCAACAAGAACAATTGCATTGTCTAGAGTAGTACCACGAATAAAACTTGTAGACCAGAATGAGATTGTTTCTTGAGCTTTGAGATTACCGTAGAGCATCTCAAAGTCTGCGTCAGAAGGCAACTCAAACATGTACTTACACATGTTCTTATAAGGAATCTGATACAATGAAGACTTATCTTCATGATCTCCAGGAAGGAAACCAATCTCACGAGTAGAAACCAAAGATCTTACAATATAAACTTTATCATAAGGAGTTCTCTCGTCCAAAACATCCTTAAGTGCTAAGTATAGTCCTACAAAAGTTTTACCTGTACCTGCAGCACCATAGGCAAAAATATTCTTACCTTTTTTATATTCATCAAAAAATCTTTTTTGATTGTCTGTAAGTGGAGAAATATCCACCATCAATTCAGAGTTGATTGGTTTTTTACGACGCAATTGTTTTGCGCTCATACCAATCCCAATGTTGCCGTTGGATGTTTTTCTTTGTCTTGCCATTTAGATTTTCTTCACACGAGAACCAGGTGCTTTTCCGGCTTTGGTAAGAACATCATTCCAGCCTGGATTTCTGGAAATCAGTTTATCTTTCCACTCGCCTACTTCACCAGAATTGGGGCAAGTTGCTGGATCACTCCAATCTCTCTCCCAATCTGGATTATCGTTCTTCCACTGAGTCCAGTCGTGAACACTCATGATCACTTCTTTCTGTTCACCAGTGGATTTATTAATAACAGGATAAGTCGCCATTTAGTTTACGAATTTCAATATAATTTATTTATTGTGTATTTTTTGAGCAATGTAATGTTGAGGGGAAGTTTGCTCTATAGACCATTTTACCACAGGTTTTACATAGTAACCAGTATTCTCTTTTAATTTGTACTTTTTGTAGTTTTTTCTATTGTGTTTTTCTAGAATTAACTTGTGTACTACATTATCATCATCAACATTATTATATTTTTTAAGATGTTCTCTAATTGTTAATTCTAGGTATTTGTTTTCTTTATAAGCCTGGAACTCTTCTACCCTTTTTTTCGTTAAATGTGGTAATGAAAAGAGTGTTTTCTTATCGAATTTGATGTTTACGTGTTTTAGACCCAACAGTAAAAGTCTTTCATAAATTTCAGTATCCTCCCAAGCAGCATATTTGTTCATATTTTCATTATATCCACCAATCTTGAAGTAATTTTCTTTTGTTATGTACAAAGTACCCCACAAGGGTTTAAGGTATTTGTAGTTTTGATAGACATGTTTTGGATCTAATTTAGAATTAGTAAAATGCCAGGATTCGTCAGTACCAGTTAAGAATGAATTGTCATCAATAGTATGGTGATCGAAAAAATTAAAATATGGATTCATAACAGTGTCAGAATCCAACTTTAAAATAGACTTACTTTTAACTAAAGATGCTGCTAAATTTAGTGGTTGAGGTTGATTAAAATATGGTTCTCCGGGGACAGTAATAATTTTAATTCTACTGTCTAGTCGAGTTAAATGGTCAACAGGAATGTCAGAATTCCAATCTGTTACTATAACTTCTTCAACTTCATCAAACTGTATCCATGAACTTATGGATACAGTTAAAGCTTCACCTCTGTTTTTACATGCGGATATTATTGAAATACTCATATTTTAACAGCTTCATATATTTGATCATTTACTTGGGTAACTTTCCATTTGTAGATTGGTTCTGAATACCACTCAACGTTTACGTCGATTATTTCACTGTACTCATTTTTCTCTTCCAAATCAAGTATTTCCATCATTCTTGCGGATATAGGATATACATTATGATTTTTTTCTTTACACAATTTTGCCATATAAGTGTAAAGATCATCTCCTACAAAATCTTTTCCAAATTCACTCAAAATTTGACTAATACTGTCAAACGATTGAAAATTTTTAACTCTATCTTTATCTGAATGTGGAATATGTAAGGCTGATAATTTCTGGGCGTCTATCAATATTGGATTAAGTCCATATGATATTAACCTTACCGCCAACTCATCGTCCTCTACTGCATAATACTTGCCCATATTTTCATTATATCCACCAAGTTTTTTAAAGATCTCGGTTTTTACATACAACAAACCCCAGAGTGGATGTAAAAAATCAAAATCCATTCCAGTCAGTAATTTGTTGGATCCGGATATAAAAGAATTTTCATCAATTTTATGAAAATGAAAAAAGTTGAAATATGGATTTAATATATGATCACAATCCAACTTTAATAGATATTCACTCTTAACTAAAGACGATGCTAAATTTAATGGTTGAGGTTGATTAAAATGTGATTCATTTTTCACATTAATTATTTTTACCTTTTCACTTAAAACTGTCAGATGATCTATAGATTCATCCGAATTCCAATTAGTTACTAGTATTTCATCAACCTCATCAAACTGCATCCATGAAGCCATAGATACAGCCAAAGCTTTAGATCTGTTTTTACATGCAGTTATTATTGAAACGGACATCTTATTGACTTATTTCAAGATCAGAGTAATCGAGTTTTTGCAGTTCTTCTGGTTTAATTTCTTTTGTCAAGAATTTTCCATCTTCATTATATTCTACAATATAATTATCCTTAGTTGTATCTACAATTCTGCATGTAGTCCAAGCTTCGTCTTTTGATACTGCTTTGGTTTGGTAGTACATGTTTTACCTCCTTAGGCGGCATTGGTATATATCACCACTCCAGAGCTTCTGCAACTGAAGGGAATTGTTGTTTGAATACTTCTTTGCAAGCAAGTGCAATATCCATATGTTCTTTTTGAGTTCCGTGTGCAGAACGAAGATTGATATAATGAATCCAAGAACGACAAGAGCCTGTCATATAGATTCGTGTAGGCGTAGCCAGGGGAAGCACAAAACGAGCACATTCCTTAGCAACACCTTGTTCCAGAAGATAGTTATAGACATCCTGAGAGTCCTTGAAGAGGTCTTGAATCATCTTATTCATCACAAAGACCCTTTCCTCATCCAAGTCATCAATCGAGTTCTGGCGGTTCTTAGTGTCCTGCCTACGCAGTTCCGGCAACGGGATATCAGTACTCAGTAGATTGGTGTCTGCATACCGTTGAGAAAATTCCTGGAATGTAAACGAGCGGTGGCGCAAAATTTGAGCCGCGATACCACGATTCGTTTCAATCTCAAGGGTCATAGAAGACTGTTCAAAAACAGACCAATGATTATGCTTAATACAATAAGCAAGCAACTTGGCATAGTTTTCGTTGTCTTGATTCGCAGGATTAGAAACTCGCGCAATATACGCCATTGTTTGTTCTGCATCGGGAGTAATCGAAATAAGTCGTACAGTCATTTAATTCCTCAATCAGGGTAACCATCATCGTCTTCAAAGATCTCATCATAATCTGAAATGTGACCTTCATCTTTTTTTACTTGTCTATAAGAATCTAGATCAGAATAAATCTCCGATTTTAATGCACCTACAAGTGACTCCAGATTTCTTACAATCAATTTAAGTCTTTCTTTGTCCATGATTATTCATAGTCTCTTACTATTTTACTACAAAAAAAAGAGGGTGTAAACCCTCCTTTACTTCAAGCAATTTGTGGTTGCTTTGCCATATTAAGTTGTGCAGCTTTAAGAAGTTTTTCTTTCTTTGCTTTTTTCTTGAGATAACGAACGAAGTAAGTATTCATTTTACTTTACCTCCCGACTTTTCCATAGAGAATTTGTTTCCATTTTCATCTACCCAGAACATTGTTCCACGATAGATTTCTACATGAGGTTCTCTTTTCAAAGTTTGATTTGGGCGGTCGTTGGTGTCATATTCAACACCACGGTATACGACTTTAGACATTAGGGTTCTCCTTAGTTGTTTAGGTTAAAGAGCGTTCCTTCAGTCGGCTTTTGCGTCTATCTTACACTCTTTTGGTGAGATTTGTTTAATCTCCCAAATTAAATCATTCTTTGCTTGTCTAGGGAGTTCTTGTTGATGAACTCTTCCAGAAATTAACTGTGCTTGTAAGCACGTTAGAATGAGTGTTTCCATAGATGAACGATCCGTTCCGAGTCGGCTTACTTCCGTCCTATTGAATTGTTTAGCACTTAAGTTTCAAAACATCCTTTCGGAGTTCTAATAGCAATCGGTCTTCTTTTCTTTGGTCTACTACATCGTCGTTTTTAACGATGTCCATAAGTTCCCACGCTGCGTCGCAACTTATTGTAACTTTATTAGTTTGTGCAAGTTGTGGCGTAGAAATAGAAAGAAGTGGAACCCATGCTAAAAGCAAAAGTGCTTTAGTCATAGGATGAACGTTAGGGGATTATTATACCCCTATTCATCCTATATAGTCAAACAATTTTGTAACATCAGATACAAAATTAAGATTGATTAAGTTTTGATTCCAACTCATTAATTCTAGAAAATTCACTATAAGCCTGTTCAGATCTCTCATGAAGAATGGTCATGAGATCATCATAAATTACACCAATATCAACATAATCATTGAAGTAAGTTTCAAGTGCTTCTCTAAGGTATCTTTTACGATTCCATTCTGGAGAATAGGGTTTATATTCCATGATAAGAGTATAATATGTTGACAATTATAAGGTATCTATTGTTCAATGTCAAGTTCTTTATAGACTCAACCCATAAGAGGCATATTCATTCCCTATTTTACCTCGTATAAAACTATTAAAAGCTAAACTAATTCTGACAGAATTTTCTGAAGTTTTTCTAACTCCATGAGACAGGGATGAAGGAAATATTAACAAGTCAAAATTATTAACCTTAAGTGTCCATTCTGTGGAATTATACTCGTGATAATTTTTACTATTGAACGATATTTGTTTATAAATGTCATTATAAAATGTAATTTCATCCCCTTCATCAACCTGAATATAAAACACAGCACTTAAAAAACTATTTGGGTGATTGTGTTGATGATGCCATCCTTGGGGAATAGTCACATTTGTCCAAGACTGAGTAATGTATATCTCTACTTCATCTGAAGGTTCATAAACCGTGTCCAAATAATTTTTTAGTTTGTGTTCAAATTTCTTTTTTAAACTTAAAAGATTCTGATCGTCTAATATCCTCTTTTCTAAAGAAATAAAATTTCCATGAGATTTAATCATATCATTGAATGATTTTAAATACTCAATTTCTTTTTCGGTTATTTGATCTTTTAAAGAGTCTTGTGTTACGATTGTTGGAAATAATTTGTGTATCATTTATGCACGAAATAAGTAATCAGTCTCGTTGTCTCCAATCATCTGGTTTATCTTCAGTCCACCAGTCAACCATATCATCAATACTATCAAATCCACGTTTACCAAAACGATCAAATCCAGTTCCACCAATATCAAGTTGGTTTAGAAAATCATCCATATCACCTTCTTGCATATTAGGATTCTCTGCAGTCCTTCTTGCTTGTCTGAGCATTGTTCCTGCAGTTCTATTTGCATTTGCAAGTTTCTCTGCCCAGATCATATCTTCCAAACTTACCTCTTCGTGCAAGGCAATTTTTTCACAAATTGCTTGAAGACGAAGACGATATTGTGTAGAGAGCATGATTATTCTCCATATAAGATTATTTAGAGTGCAATTATATCATCTCTCAATATAACTTAGAGTATGATTTGTTGCATATAGTTGTTGTATAATCATATCACAACCAATTTTTGGATCGCAATCCCCACAAGTATAAACATCACAAGCAGCTTTACCATCTTCTGGCCATGTGTGAATACTTATGTGACTTTCAGATAACAAACACAAGACGGTAACTCCTTGTGGATCAAACTTTTTAAAGATAGTTTGACATACAGTTGCACCACTTGCAGCTGCGGCTTGTTCTAAGAGTCCCATAAGATAATGCTCATCGTTTAGTAAAACGAATGAGCATCCAAAGAGATTTAGGAGATAATGTTTTCCCATTTATCCAGGATTGTCCTCCTGATCCTTAAGTAAACGACTAACGATTTGTTCTCTTCCGTCCATCATGGCTACTGTGTAAATAGAAGATCTCATGTATCTTTTAATTTTTTTATATTGTTTTCTCACTTCTTTGATTGCGTCAAGATTCATCTCAACGTTCATATCACCAGAAATTACTTTGGCCTCTTTTTCTTCACATCCGATGCTTGATATCCCCAAGTTTTCGGATTCACTGTTCCCTCTGTCCATTTAATACCTCTCACATCTCTGTATTTGTCCCAATAATAATTAAAAATATCATATTGTGATCCGGCTTGGACCACATCATATTGTGTTTCATCATCTATTCCATATGATACCAAATAAGAATTTCGTGGTAGATCACGATTTTTGGCAGCAGATGGATCACAATCTGCATGAATAATGTTCACAGACATATCAAGAACGATTCCCCCATTGGATGTCAGGATACGCCTCAGAAACAAGTTCTTTGGTGATATTATATTTAGTTTGCAATTTTTTGTCCTTTACAAGACATAATACTTCCGCTTCTCCAGGATGGAAAGATTCCAATAAGTTAATGAACATCGTTTCTTTTCGAAGCCTGTTCATTGCATCATTACCACCCTTCACGAAATTATAGAACTTACTCCATTCTTTACGAATACTGGAAGATGGAGCAACTCGATCTGCATCTTCCTTAGGTTGAATTGGAACATCACCTTCGGGAAGAACTGATTGAATACTTGAATCAAAGTTCCAAATCAACAGGGACTTAAGAAAATTCTCATTATATTGTTGAAGAATATTAATCTTCTTATCCTTAGTTCTTTCTGCAACAATAGCCGCAAAGATTTCATGAACATAAGAAGTTGGAGTCAGTTCAATCTTCTCTACGGCTTTTTCAACCTTAGGGGTTGTTGTCTTTTTTGCTACTGGTTTTTTAGTAGTAGTTGTTGATGTGGGTTTTCTACTACTGGTCGTCGTCTTCTTCGTAGTCGTCATAGCTATTTTCAAATCGTACTGCAATTATTTCGTCAGGAATAATATTCCCATTAGTGTCAAACATTTCTGGATGAGCGAATACTTGTTGAGGAGTGGAGAAAACTACATGTTCTTTCCATAACCAACCAACTACACCACCAACTATCAAGAACATGAATGATATTAAACAAAAGATGGTAATTAAAGGTGCTGTCATGGCCCTACCTCCGAGAGATTACTTTTTTCTGATATCTAATGAAAAGTTTAGATAAAGGTGAATCTCTCTTTTGAAGAGAGAGACCATTTTACCAAAACTAAATTGGAACGTTTTTGGTGCTTCAGGTTCTCTCCTCCTTTTTCTTAACAATAATTCCACACCTCTATTTATGTGAAGCTCTTTAGGCTCACTCATAATTAAATCAATGAAAGAGCTTTTAGATAATCAATAGTATCAGTACATCCACCAATATGTTTATCATCCATCACAACTTGTGGAAATGTAGACCCTTCGCCAAATTCAGAATAAAATTCTTTTTTATTAAAATGTTCATCAAGAGTATAAACAACATAGTCCTTTCCACAAAGTTCAAGGACTTTTTTTACTTTATAACAATACGGACAATCTTGTTTTGAATAAACAGTGAACTTCATTTCATTTGTGATATTTTGTAATATTTAGAGTTGTGATTTATAGTAAATAATACACCAAAAATTGTAGTATGTCAATTTATACTACTCACTCATTGGATGACCATTTCGCCATGCACTTGTGTCAGGGGGATCACATTTTGCATCCCAAGAACGAACAAGCAACTCAGTGAATAACTCCATTTTTTCTGGATGAACGGAAGCAGGATTTTCGTTGATAGCTTCTTTTAAAGCAACAAGTTCTTTCCATTCTTCATCTGTAAGAGGTTTAACACTGGATTGCGAATAGGTCATTAGTTCTCCCATTGATTGTGTTCAAATTCTAACACATCATCTACTACTATCTAGGGTACTTAATAATTTCTTCGGGATTGCGTTACATGCCTGTAACAATTATTCTTTAATGAAATTTTCAAATGCATCAAGATCATCTTGGAGTTCTTTTTCTCTCTTTTCATCGTGATAATAAGACCACAGAGCATTATGAACGTCCATCAGATTATCAATCCAGAAACCAGTAGGATAAATGCCTAGTTTATCCATCAGACCACGATGACTGGTTCCTTCCTTTTCGGCATTACACATAATAGTACAGATTGCCTCAACCATATCAAGTTTGTCTTCTTCAGAAAGCATAAAATACTTTCCTACTGCACGTTGTTTTGCTTCTTCATTTTTCTTCTGAAGTTCTTTGCAAGCATCAGAATCCCACCACTCTTGTAGTGCTTTACCAAATTCGTTAGGTTGTTTTTCACTCATAATGATACTGTCTCCATTCTTCTACATTAGTTCTTTCCAAATCAAAAATCATTTTATTAACAGGTGCTCTGGGTTTACGAATTAACTTCATACCAGTATGTTCTAGAAACATACTACCTTTTTTGGTATTGCAGGAAGAACAAGCTACCACTAGATTTTCCCATGAATCTTCACCACCCTTAGAACGGGGGATAACATGATCTATTGTAAGTTTAGATTTAGCACCACAATATTGACAAGTGTGATTATCTCTCCGATAAATCATAGAACGAGATGGAGAAATATTCATAATTTTCGACAAAGGTAATTTTACATAATCTAAAAGTCGAATGACTCTACTTGAGAGAACTTGGGCTTTTTCTTTTAGGAGAAGAACAATTGCTCTTTTCCAGTTTGTAAAATTGATTGGTTCATAACTAGAATTTAAAACCAATATTGTTTTATATGGTTCTATTGGCAACTCATGCATAACTTTTTTATGAGCTATCAGTATCTAGTCAAGATCCAAAAGGGCCCCAACGACCTCTTTTGTTGTCTTCATCACCATTCATCCTTTCTTCTAGTTTATCAATCAACTTATCAGCAGAAATAAGATTATCAATCTCCATGATCAATTCTGCAATATGTTTGCCCACAAATGGTTTCTCTTGACGTGCTGCATAAGCTAATGCATTACGCAATGCAGCTTCTGCTTCTCTAAGACTGGTTTCTACTGATTCGGATAGTGCCATAATTAAAAATCAATATTTGATCGTTTTTGTTGGAATTCTTCAACAATTTCTAGAATTTTTTTAGATGTCTTCTTTGCAGCCTCTTCATTCCAACTTTCTTGAGAGACATTCAAAAGATAAATTTCATTTGAAATGGAATCAACAAGTTTATCGTAGTTTGTCATTTTCAGCTTTAAGTAAATTGTGATATTTTAAGACTTCAGGATTTTCCAGGTCTTTACATCTTGGGTAAAAAATACCATCTCGATAACAAGCGTTTTCAGGATCCTGAGGATCATATTTTAACACATGACTAGGATGTTCTCTTGCGTTACAAAGTTCTCCTTGTCTGCGAATAAAATTATCTACACACATTGCCCCAATAAATGGAGCAAGACCTTGCAACACATATAAAGTATACATCAACACTCATCCATTCGAAGTGGTTGTGTTACCTTACGCAACAAGTAAGAACCATCACCTTTATCCACCCATTCAACTTGATCACCTTCTTTAAAATCTGCTGCTTCTAATAGATCATCTGGGAAAGAAACAAAATATTCTCCACTTGGACCATCCATTTCTACAGGAAGTTGCCACTTAATAACTTTATCTTCTTTCACAATAGTCCTTTCAGTTTCTCCAATGTTACGAGAATAAACAGTTTTTCCGCCATCAGGAGATTCGTAAATTTTACCTCCAAATGGATTCAAACGATTTGGATCATTGCGAGAGTAGTCGTAATAATACTCCGAATGGGACATTGAATCTACAGAATAACCATCAGCTTTTGTAGCAACTTTTGTAGATGGAGTATCTTCCCAAAAACTATCCCATGCACCTTTACATTCTGGAGAAGGATCATCACGATCACAACTCGTAATGGTTTTTACACTTTGGGTATGAATATCCCAGTATTTTTTATCAGTGTCCTTGTTTTGTTTTGAAAGACATTCCATATCACTATGACCCCAGGGTGGCATACAAGGATCTTCTTCTTTTTGTTTGACTACAGTTTCCTGCCAAGCAAGTTTGAACTTAACATCAAACTCCTCCAGATAATATCCAAGAAATTCATATGCGGCCATTGCAAGAGTTTCTGCTTTATCGTAATCATTCCTTTCAATTGACTCTGCAACAGAATTAATAATTTCACGAGCAGAACAGACCTTGGATACAATCATATCAAGATCATTCATCACTTCCCATACTTTACTTGTCATTTGCATCAAACTCTGGTTATTTTGCAATTATGTCTTCCACTATAGACTTAATTTGCAGATCTGTCAAGTCATTCATCCAAGACCAACGTTCGTCCTTTGGATCCCACTCAAATGCATAAGATCCATCGGAGTTTTGTATAATGTTTAAACCAGATTCATGTAATTGTTTGTTATCCATTTATCTACTAAGTAATTGTTGTGTTTCTTCAAACCAAAGATAATCTAAAGACGAATTATTTAGAGTATTCAATGCATCCGTTGGAGTCTCTACTAAAGGTTCTCCAGCTAAATTAAAACTAGTATTCAAAAGAATACCATGTCCAGACAATTTTTTAAATTCTTGTAAAAGTTTATACAAGTAACCATCCGTTTTGGAAACAGTTTGAACTCTACATGTATTATCTACATGGGTTATTCCTGGCATTATTTTAACACACTCTCGTCTTACTGGGAAACATGTAGTCATAAACCGACTTGATTTTACATTCCCCATATCAAAATAAACATTAACATCCTCTTCCAATACCACACAAGCAAAAGGACGATACCACTCTCTTTTTTTGATTTTATTTACAATATCTTTTGCATTTAAATTTAATGGATTAAAAAATATAGAACGATTCCCAAGTGCTCTTTGACCAGCTTCTGCGAGACCACTATACACAGCAATAGATTTATTTTGATTTAGTAGATTAACAATGGTTTCTATTGATGTTGTTTTACCTTTATACAAAGAAATTTCATGAGTAGATCCATGAAAGGAGGTTGTTTGGAGAGGATTGGGAATTTTATTGGTTAATTGAAAATATGAATTCATCGCAGCACCTATACTTATTCCATTATCATTACACAATGGTTCAAAATAAAATTCTACATCAGGAAATCGTTGCAAATAATAATAGTTCGCAACGATGTTCATACCATATCCACCAGAGATACAGACTTTCTTAATCCCTGTTTTTATTATTGAATCTTCTATTATATCTCCAACTACTTTTTGCGTTTGATGTTGAACTTCATAACAAAAATCTGCATGTAATTTATAGTTTTCACTATCTATTTTTCTAATCGGAGTTTTCAAAAATTGTTTAATCTCTTGAGAAGAGTTTTTAAAAAAATGAGTATTAAAGATATTCTTTTCTAAGAATAAATTTTTAAATAATTGATTTGGAGATCCATATGATGAAAGTCCCATTACCTTTCCACAATCATCAGGGGTATTTCCAATTAAAATTGCAGCAATATCATATAATTTACCGACCCCAAAAGTAGAATCTTCCCAGAAAAGATCAAATGGATTTGAATCTTCTATGATATTCTTATAAATTAAGGTGTTTTTTTCCTGATCAAAAAGAAAAACACTTTCCACTTCTACCAAATTATCGTTAATTGTTGATCCAGCTCCGTCAACGACAACAACAAGACTCTTATCGAACCCACTATTATAAAAAGCGAGAGAAGCATGATTTAAATGATGTTCCTGTTGCAATATTAGTTTTACATTTGAATTATATTTTCTGCATTCTTCAAAAATTTCTAATATTATCGCATCTTTAGTATTAAAATTAGATATACTAATGACATCTAACGGTTCAGTTAGTTTACTACAAATATCATTTAATAACACCAATATTGTTGATTGGTTGTCATCATGTTTTTTTCTTGTATATCTTTCTACTAAGAAATATTGTTCTAAATTTCCATTGTTTAGGACACATATTGAAGAGTCATGTCCTAAATGAACACTAAGTATTAACATTTTTCTAGAAATTTTGTTATGTCTTCCATTTTTACCTTCATGGTCATTTTTAGATCATTTGGTTTACCATAAGTAAAAAAATCTTCCAATGGAAATTTATGATGATGATTTTTCCACCAATCTTCTATTAATCGACTGCAAATTATATCTATGGGAAACATTTTATTATTATTCTGCTCACTATCCCCATTCATATTGACATTAAGATTGAAAAGAGGAATTGAATATGTAATTCCAATATCAAATAAATTAGAGTCTCCTGTTATATGTGTTTTACTATGTCTCTTATGAAAGGAATTATCTGCAAATGTTAATCTATATTTACCATCACGATACATCAAGTTTTTAACTTTTTTGGCATATGTGCGATTTATCAAATACGCAGCTGCAGATCCAGCATCAGATCTCCTGTGTAAAAACATTGGTACAAATAGACCATTTGAGTGATATGTACTACAAAAATAGAGTTGAATACACTCCCAGTTTTCTGGTAGATTATTCTCAAAGTATGTCCAATCAAAATTCCAATATTTTATATTCTGTATTGATAAATCATCCTCCATTATAATGCAAGTTTCGGATAGATTACTATCATACCAATTAATAATTGTTTCTATATGATTTAATGCTGTTGACATTGCAGACAAACATTCGAGAATTTGATTTTCTACAATTATATCTTTCCATTCATCATATTTGGAAATGTCATACTTTGAAGCATTAATCCTATGATGATCCGTTATTCCCCAATTATTAAATTGGGATTCCATCCAGTTTTTTCTATCAGTCCTATGAAGGAGATTGATGTAGTAAATGGGAGGAAAACCTTTGAGTTTATTCTCTAAGTCCACTATTCTCTTTCAAGATCTAATGTAACACAATGAAAACAACCACTCAATGTTCTTGCGTGTCTCATAGGAAGCATGGCACATTCTATTCCATACTTTTCTAACTCTTTTCTAGTTGGATCTTGATGTTGTTCCAAAGCAACTAGATTCGGACTTACACTGAAAAGATTCATATTAATCCATTCAGATGAATGATTATAACCTGGAAAATAACCAATATCTACAGGTTCTGGACACCAAATTACATCCCAGTTTCTAAAGGGTTCTGGAAGAACATCTACAGACTTAATTCTTTCGGGATTCAATAACATCAAACCTTCACGAAGAAATGCAATCGTGGTATCAATGTGCATATAACTATAAACGCCTTGAAGCAGATGAACTTTTGCACGACCCCGAAGCATTTCTTGAAGTATGTTAGCCCCTGCAACATTTCCACTGTTAGACACAAGGTACAAAACATCATCATTTGCACGAATGATATTTGCTGCATCAAATGCGGGAGTAACCTCTGTAAGTGCAAGAGTATCCTTGTCTCCTACACAATTTTCGTTATAAAGTTCTTCTTTGTGTTTGCATGGAACAATGATAGTAGTACCCAAAGGATCAAGCAAAGGTTTCCATGCATCTTTTCTACACTCCAATGGCATTGGAGTTGCAACAGTCAGGTCTTTATGAGTAAAGATTACATCTCTTGGACAAAAATTGTAATACTCTGTTGGACTCCTTTCTGACCTTACAACTTCTACACCTTCTTCCAACAGAAACTTAACAAAAGTCTCCAAGTCTTCATTTGATTCATCAATAACTTGTTGGGGATATGGCCCAACTGGAACATCAGAAACATCTTTTCTGTCCGCATAATTAATAGTGCGAACACTCAAATCTACTTCAGGGACTCTTGCATAGTCTGCAACACCTACGATTACTTTTTTGAGTCTATCCCATTCATTCTGACTTTTCATTTCTTAACCCCAGTGATTTGAATTGCATACCTATCTTTCATACTAAAATTATAAAACGCATGTATTTCATCATAATCCCAGTAAAAACAATGTCCGGCTTTCCACTTACAATATGCGGTATCTTTAACTTGCAAAATTTGTCCTGGAGAACTATCTTCCAACATTACCATACATCTTATTACATTTTCAGACCCAATATCATTTAACTCTATATACTTACCAAAAAGATCTGTATGAAGAGGTAAATATTGTCCAGGTTTAAAGTAATTAACTGCAGCAGCTACTTTATCCAAAAAACAAAACTTAGGAATAATATACTCGTCCACACATTTTGGCATAGGATTTGGTAAATGATACTTGTACATAGACAATTTATCTTTACTATGACCAGAACTCAGATATTGATTTACCAAATCAGTATCTTTATGAGTCGATAAAACATAATCAAGATTATAAAAATCTTCAACGTTCCAATTAGGTTTTATGTGATTAATCATTTGAATACAGACATCTCTCTCAAGTCTGGGTAATTCCTATGGCTCCATTTTTTACCGGGAATTTTTTTCCGCTCATTTAGTAATTCAATTCCCGTTTTCGCCATCTCTGGAGTCATGTAATAATGATACCCAATAGTATCTATGTCCTGTTCAGCCCATGGACGACTAGGATCACGACCATCATAAGACATTTTTTTAAGTGTATCATAATCTTCTTTGTTTTGCAACAAGATTGCACCACCTCGTCCAAGGTTTAGGTGTTTCTTATATTGAAAACTTAAACACATATATGTTCCTGGAATATATGTGTTTTCACCCCAAAGAACGGCAGCATCAATAATATTTGTAAATCCTAGGTAGTAATAATCGGACCACTCTTCTTCTCTCCAACCCCAAGTTAGACCAAGTTTCATACAAGTCATTGGAACTGAAATGTAAGTCCTTGTAGGAATTGTAAGGTAATCTTCGTGAGTATGCCTCAAACAAAGTTCTAATGCATGAGTACACGAATCTGTAGCTACTGCATAAGGAGCTCCAAAAAACTCTGCAATTTCAGATTCAAATTGACTAACATGCTCAAACATTTTGAAATTCCTCGGGTGTAATTATTCTATCATTTGGTTTACCATAGGTAAAGAAATCATCTAAAGTATATTGATCTCTAAGTTCAGTCCACCACTTTTTACAAGCTTTATACGAAAATTCTAAATCAGATCTTTCCTCTTTTCTACAAATATTTTCAGCATAACTACCAAAACGTTGATTTATAGAAAATAAAGGAATTGAATAAGTTTTTCCATTATGACACAAAAAATAATCCACAGTAAAATTGGGGTTTGTACTTTCTATTTCAGACCAATTATAATTACAAATCTTTTGTGACAAATCAAACTTATCATCCTTATAGTGTAAGGATATTATTTTCTCTGCATATCTTCTATTAATCATACAACCACCTACACCATGAGCAGGTAAAATTGGATGTAAGAAACAAGGAATTAGATTGGGATTTTCGAAACTCATTTGAATGCAATCCCAATCGTATGGGATATTATTCATCAAGTAGTTCCAATCAAAATGCCAGTATTCAATGAAGAATAAATCATAGTCATCCTCCATTAAAATCAAGTATTTCTCATTTGTCGTTTCTAACCAATTTTTTATTATTAGTAGATATGACAGAGCGATACTAGTATCAGTAATATGTCTCTTCTTTTTTTCGAGGGCTCCTGAAAATGGATTTAACTTAACCATATGTTTCCAATCTTCATAAGTAGAAAATTGGTATTTTGATCCAGAAACTTTTGTATAATTTTTTATACCCCAATAATCATACTGTATTTCTGCGTACTGTTGTCTATCCTCTCTTTCATCGAGAGTTAACATCATAATATGAGGAAGATCCTTTAACTTATTGCCCAAATTCATATATCTATTTCTCCCGATACAATTATTCTATCATTCGGTTTGCCATAAGTAAAGAACTCTTTCAGGGTATACTCATCTCTAAGTTTAGTCCACCATTTCTTATACGCTTTATAAGAAAATGATAGATCTGTCCTTTCTTCTTTTCTAGAAATATTTTGAGCCCAACTACCCAGATTTTGGTTTACTGAAAACAAGGGTATACAATATGTTTTTCCATTATGGCCAAGAAAATAATCTGTAGTAAAATTTGGCATCCCCAATCCTTCATAAAAGGTTATGCCTTTACTTGACCATTTATAGTTAGAAATTTTTTGAGAGAGATCGAATTTACCGTCTTTATAGTGAAGACTTATAATTTTCTCTGCATATCTTCTATTAATCAAAGAACCACCACTATCATGTTTAGGTAGAATTGGATGTAAAAAACAGGGAATTTCTTCCTCATTCTCAAAACTCATCTGAATACAATCCCAATCATATGGGAGACTATTCATCAGATATTCCCAATCAAAATGCCAGTACTCAATAAAACTTAGATCGTAGTCATCTTCCATAATGATAACGTATGGATCGTTACTAGTCTCTAACCAATTTTTAATGTTTATTAAATGAGCAAGAGTTATAGAAATTTCTGCAATGTGGTGATTTTTTCTTATATAATCTTCAGGAAATGGATTTAAAATAACAAGATCTTTCCAGTAATCTTCATATGTTGAAAGTTGATACTTGGATCCGGACACTTTTGTATAATTTTTTATACCCCAATAATCATATTGAGTTTCAGTATATTCCTGTCTATCTTTTCGTTCGTCAATTGTAGCCAAAATAATGGGAGGAAGTCCCCGTAACTTATCCTTCAAATTCATGACTTATATCTATGATTAATTCTTTTTTTCTTAACGAATCCAAGTAAAAAATGTCATCCAAAGTATAATTCCGAGACTTATTCTTCCACCAATCTAAAACCAAAATATCACTATTTTTAGACATTTGATTTATTTTTCCGTTTCTGTATCCATCACTCACAAAATTATAATTAGTGGTGAAAATAGGAATTGAATATGTTATTCCTATTTGATATAAAACAAAATCTACCGATTGATAATGATATTCTGGCCAATTTTTATTATATCCATAATTAGAATATAATTTAAACTTATTATTTACGTAATGAAGTTTAATTAATTTTTGTGCATATGATCTATTAATAAGTATACAACCTGTGGAGTGATTATTTCTATTCCACTTAGATAGATTCATCCTGAGAAATTTTTCTCCAATAATATGAAGTTGGATACATTCCCAATTACAAGGCAAATTATTAACAAAAGTCTCCCAATCAAATCCCCAATAATTTACAGGGTCCATACAAATATCATCCTCAACCATTAAACAAGTTTCGGAAATATTAGAATTGTACCAATCAATTATACCATGAATTCTATCAATTAGAGTAGCAAGAAACCATACTTGTGTTCTAAGTTTATCGGTTAAAACTTTAGACTTCCAATCTTTATAATTATCAACTGAATATCTGGAAGAATTAACTCTTTGATAGTTTGTTATTCCATATTCCAAAAATTGATTTTCTAAGTATTCTCTACGATCTACTCTGTGTTCTAGGTTAAAATAATATATTGGAGGCAGACCTTCCAACTTAGAATTAATTGTCATTGATAATTTACTTTTATTGTCATTTGATAATCATTTTCTTTCCCATAAGAAAAAAAATCTTCCAAAGAAAAATTATCTCTTTCGTTCTGCCACCACTCATAGTACATGTCTCTACAAAGAAAGTGATGTTTCTTTGCTATTTTATCTAGATGTGGATTTTGAGTTATTAAAGGAAGTTGATATGTCTTCCCCAAAAAACAAATGAAACTATCCAGTGAAACAACTCGGTGACCAGTGTTATATGGATGGCTTCCGTATTTTCGAATTAACATGTACCTATTTTTGACATAATGCAAATTAATTAACTTTTGAGCAAAATGTCTGTTAATCAGAATTGGTCCATATGCACTTGTTTCATCTTTAGGGTGAAGGAAAAATTTAATAAAACGAGATGACTCATATCCTAACTGAATGCAATCCCAATCATATGGAATATGATTCATCAAATACTTCCAATCAAAGTGCCAGTATTCAATTAAGTCTAGATCATAATCATCTTCAAATAAAATCAAATGTTTTTCATTGGTAGTTTCTAACCAATGTCGAATCATTTCGAGAGTAGAAAGAGTAATGGAAGCAGCTAATTGATGTTTTTTTTCTGTAATTTTGTGAGGAAAATGTAAAATACTTTTCCAATCCTCATAATTTTCTGCTAGGTATTGTGATCCAGAAAATCTTGTTACATTACTCAGATTCCATTTCTCAAATTGTTTTTCCATGTACTTTCTTCTATCCAATTCGGAGTCCAAATTTAGATAGTAAATACTCGGAATCCCTTCAAGTTTATTAGACATACCAGGTGATAATTGAATATCTAGTTCCAGAAGTTACAGGCATAATTTCATGCGGGAACATAAAATTAGAGGGAAACATTACAATAGATCCTTTTGAACCACTTATAATAATTTCTCTATCAAAAAACGCAAACTCACCACCTTCATAATCATCATTCAATAGAAAAGAACAACTTACAGATCTCTGTTGTTGTTGGAATGAGTCCGTATGTTGAATATAAAACTGACCTTTCTTATATCTTAGTAATCCATATCCAGTATCAATATCTGATGCAACTTCAGGAAACAATTTCCTATACTCATTTATTGCTCTTGAAGCACAAACATAAAAGTCTTCATCTATTTTCTTTCTAATATCAAAATTTTTCTCAACTACTATATTTTCGGAAATATTAATGACATCGCAGTTTCTAATTTGGTCATTTACATTTCCATTTCCCACACTAGTTGGAGTCCAAAAACTACAATCACGATATTCTTTTAAGATTCTATCGCAGAGTTCATTTGGAACAACATTATCTAATGTGAAGATATAATCTTCTAAAGACTTTTTACTTCTTGCAGGAGTCGTTTTTATTTCCGATTTAGTCTCAACAATAGATTGTTCAATATCAGTGTTTTCAGTTACTGGTTTGGTAGTCTCATTAAGTTTATCAAAGTAAGCGTAAGAACAATCTCCACGACTTCTTACATAATGTAAAAAGACTTGACTATAATTATCTCCTTGATAGGGTTCTCTCCAATGAGTTGCATTTCTACCGAGATAAATCATAGCATCGCCAGGATTCAATTCAACGTAACGTTTTTCTCCTGATGGCGTTTCTATCCATATAGGCCAACTAGAATCTCCATTCAAGTGTAACGTTACTGATATTTCGCAAGCATCTCTATCAGTATGAGGCGATAGTTCACTTCCATTTTTATATACTCTTGAATAAACATAAGTAGGTAAAACAGTCTCTTCAATTACGGAAGATATTTCTGGAGTTTTTTCACAAAGTAATTCTAAAAATGAGATATAATTATAAGTAGAATATGAATTTGGAGCTTGTGAATCTCCATCCACATTGTTTGTTTCACAATGATTTAAAAATTCTGTAGAAAGATCTAATGATCTTTCTCTTGAAATAAAATTTCGCAGAACAATATAATTGTTTTCAATTAAATTTCTATTCATCAGTTCACGTTTAATAATTTAAACTCAAATCTCTTTGAGAAGTTCCTCAATATCGTAGAATAAATCTTCGTCCTCATCCTCTTCATTTGCGTCTGCATATGCTAGAGGTGGTTCAACAGGAGGAATATGTGTTGGGGTTGGTGGAATATATGGTTTTTCATCGAGTTCATTGAATTCCTCAATACCCAATCCATATTCTTCATCGTAATCATCAAAGCTAAGAAATTGAGATTTTAGACGTTCTTCTTCTTCTCTCTTACGTCTCTCTTCCAATTCTAATTGTTGTTTTAGGAAAGCATCTTCTTCTTCCTTCTTTTCATTCCACAAACTAATAGCTTGTTCAAATACACCCAAATCATTGATCTTCAGATTTTGTGCAGGTCCAACAAACTCAACTTCACCTTCGTCACCTGACCATTGAACTGCATGAACTTTTTTTCCATCAATTTCAGGAATCCAAGTTAGATCTATGTTAGTGTAACCAGATCCATCCATATAAACGGAACCGTCTGATGGAATGATCGTTAATCTCATGATTTATTCTCCTGAATTTTCTGGTAAGGTGTGTGTACTTGTCAAAGAAGTTATATTTACTGGCAATATACCATTTTGTTGAATCATATCAATATATAGTTGTCTATTTTCATCATTGGATTTAACAACTTCATTTCTAAATGACTCTACAGCAGAACCAGTTTGTCTCTGTTGTTGAGAATTTTCAATCGTTAACATGGGCATCCAAGTTACAGCACATGACCAATGATCTACATCTTGTCCTGTATTTGGATTCATGCCTCTTACATGTGTGTACCATGAACATTTATGTTCTACACAATCTTTTTTAATAAGTGGGCAAAAATTACCAGACTCGTTTTTTTTCATATAATCAAAAATATTTTTATCTATTCTATCACAAATTAAGCAAAACTACAAAGAATAACATCTATGTATTGAATTCTGAGGTCTACATTTAGAGACCATTGGGCTGTACCAGACCAAGGGTGACTATGAGATCCACCTCCAGAGGTTGGGCCACCACCTGTAGCTGGTGTAGTTCTAGTCCATCCAGATCCAAAAGCAACATCACCACCACCTGGACTTAATCCAATAGAACCACCGTTAGGGTGTGTGTGACTTGGCAACTGAGCAGTTGTTAATGTAGTGTTACCAACAGTTCCCGTCACAGGAATATTCGGAGATGAAAATGTTCTAACAGAGTTGGGAAACACAGTAGTAAATGGTTGAGTTCCTCCAGAAACTCCTCCAGTTCCATTAACTACTCTAAGTGTTTTGTCATTATGAGTTATATTTTTAGTCCACCCAGTAGGGGCAGAGGCTTGATAAAATATTGATACTGAGTTTTGTGGAACAATTCCGTATTTTGAATTTAAAATTGTAGAATCACTGAAAACTATTCCCGACGCTGTTAATTTAGCCATTTTATATGATGTAAACTACAGATGTTATTTAAAGTATTTATCCATCAAAAGTACAGACGATAACATCCATGTAAGTAGGTTGCATAGACACGTTTTGAATAGGAACTGGTGCAGTTGCACTAAAAGGGTGAGAGTGAGAGTCTCCGACTGGAGCAGTTCCAGCATCTCCAAACCCAGGAAAAGTTCGAGTCCAACCAGAACTTCTAGCTACATCACCACCATTCCATCCAGTGAAAGCTCCATCAGGATTAAATATTGCTGGAACTGCATCCAACCCAGTACCACTACTAGGATGATCGTGAGAAGCAATTTGTGGAACTGATAATTGAGTTCCTCCTGTAGCATCTGAACTTGTTAATGATCCGCCACCAACATTAAATCCATTCATAATTACCGAGAAACCATTAGTGCCTCCATAAACACCACCAGTTCCACTTACAACTCTAAGTGCTTTATCATTAAGAGTTAAACTTGTATCTTTAGTCCACCCAGTAGGGGCAGAAGCTTGATAAAAAACCCAAGCAGTTCCAGTAGGAAAAATTCCTCTCTTTGAATTTAATTCATCTACTACTGGAGTAGTTGCAAATCTTATTCCACTGGATGTCAATGTAGCCATAAGTATACCAAATTATTACCTGCGTTTAGAATATTTATAAGTCGATATGTTACGTCTCTTTGAAAATATTATTCTTTAGGTTTTGGTTTATTGCAGTCATTACACCAATAAGAAAAACCACTTTTAAACTGTTTGACAATTTGAAAATGCCCAGAAGTTAGTGATTTTTCCTCGCCGCAATTATCACATATCCTTAGCGTATTGTTTTTTAGCTCGCTTAAGTTCTTTAAGTTCTGCTTTGATTTCCTTATATGCGGAAATGGAATCAATTTTTCCACCCATTTCAAGAGCGCAAATAATATCGACCCTTGTACCAAAATGTGCGAGGGCTTTTTCAAAATCATCAAGTTCATACATCGTAATCAATCCTACAACGTTCTGCAATTATATCTATACGAGCATCCAAAGAGTTTTCAAGACGATATAATTCGTTAGTTGTTTCTACATTTTCTTCTTCAAGAACTCTAACCCTTTGTTCTAAATCAACTATTCTGGAATAAAGTTCATCAATCAAAACAGGATCTTCAAGACCCCATTTTCTTTGAAACCAATTTGTTGCGATCATAATACACCTACTTCTTTAAGATATCTCCTATATGCCATAAATCTGCGAAGTGAAGGTTGTCCTGGAATAGGGCCTAAACTTTCGCAGATTTCGCAATAACATAACCAATCATACCACGGGGTTGTTGGATCCAGTGCTGGATGTGGACTTGTTTGTGTGTAGTTCTTTAAGGAGTTTAGCCAATTCTGGAGTTTCATTCCATTCCCATACTTGATTGTGTGTTGGATCTTTTTTTTCAATTGTGTAAGTTCTTTTAGCCATGGTGTAAATGTTTAAATAATTCTGTAAAGTTCGCCTTTCCATGTATAAGTATACCACCTATGATGGCCATGTCAAGTATAAATAAAATACTCAATACAATGACCAGTGGTAAAACGAGACTAGGCTTCTGGGAGTTGTGATCCATCTTCCTGTTTAATTTCAATGTAAATAACTGGAGGAGAATCATTCCAGTGTCTGATTACTCCAGCCACAATAAAACAGTTAGTGACCAAGTAAGTAATAAAAATAAAGGTGCGTATGCGAGCAACAGTATCAGATTCTCGGTCGCACTTAGATGCTTTTTCTCCAAGTGCTTTAGCCCACCATCTCCATACTGTTTTCTGTTTCTTCATATACGGATTCTCTTGATCTGACATACACTAATTCTTTCCATCGGTTTTTATAACACAATACCAGAAGTCTTTCATTACGATGTAAGTTGCAGGCTTCATAATTTATACAATCTTTAGGTCTTACGCAAACTTCGATTGTTATATACTCATCGTCTTTAAAATAGACCCAACCTTCTACACACTTTCCATCATTCCAGATAACATAATCGTTAACCTGTGGAACATACATCAGAGTTTTCCTCCTACAACCCCCTCATATTTAACATCACTTTCAACAAAACCTTCTTGTTTGTGTTTTAGATACCAACGAGTCGCAGAAATACAGAGTTCTTTTTGAAGAGAAGTGATAATTCCATTTCCCTCTTTGTCATAAGACCTCCAAGTTCCCCACTTCTGTTCTTCTACTCGAAAACAATCATCAATCCATTCAAATTCTTGCATGTCTATCCTCAAAGTTGACCTGGACATTTACTTACAGCAATTGCAATTGCTGCAGCTTCAAGTCCAGGGGAATTAGTAATTACTCGTCGTACATTTGATCCACCAAACTTATCGTTTGCTTTAGAATAAGCAATTAAAACAGATTTGAGTGTATCCATACCCCGCATACGAGTGGAACAAAAATCTGTAGCGACAAAGTTCAGAAGAGTTAAGAGTGTTAGTTCAGCCATTATTAATGGTTAACGTATAATCTTTCTTTTTTAGTTTATGTTTTTGGATGAATTTGTCAACATGGACTTTACATTCAAACCAACATACTCGTTTATCCTTTCCCTCAGTCAAGTCAAGACGAAAGGGAAAAGAAGGATAAGGGAACTTTTCAGTTGTGGAAATAACCATGATCAAGTGGGTTGTTCTTGTCTTTGAGTATAGACCAATTTATGGAGTTCGTCAATAACCTCGTTGCACTGAGTCCAGGTTTGACGATCGTAATAATATTTGTCTTGATGACTTCTAACTGCTGTGTAAATCAATTGATAGTGTTCTCTAGTGAAATTCATTGTATGTATTCGTTATAATTTTTTATCCATTTACTAACATTAACATCCGTCGCACAACGACATATGTTTAAATCACAGGTAACAGGTTTAGTTGGCCATTTAATATTTTCAAAATCTTCTATGTTTCCTATAGAACCTCCAACAAAACAATTACCTAAGTAAATTTCTCCAGCAGAATTTACAAATAAACTTTTTAATCCTATTTCACAACTATATCCTTCAAAATTAGTCATACCAGCATTTATAAATTCTACAGTATTGTAATATGGATTAGATACAATAGATTGATCCTCAAACTGAAAGGAAGAATTTAAATTCACAGGGTTGACTAAACCTATTAAATGTTCTAATCCTTTTTTATGAGGTTTCATAGCTTCTTCACTTTGAAACCAATCCAATTGTTCTTGAGTATACTGGAACGATTCTTTATTTTCACTACTCCAATCTAAAATTCTAACAGGTTCCAAGAGAAAAGTATCAATGTCTTTTAAGGAGTGAAAAACTTCCATACAATGATCCCATTTTACAGAATGCATCATAAGTCTTACAGTTACAAACGTATTAAGACTGGCAGCAATTACTTTTTCTTTAAAATCTTTTGCAGGAAATTCTGCGTGATAAGAGAAACAAATATAGTTTAAATATTTTGAAATGTCAGACCAATACTCTACAGACTTATATGCATTACTAGTTACGCCTATAGTATTACCAGCATCATTAAAAAATTTTACTAGTTCTGGAAAAAATTCACTAAGACTTGGTTCACCACCAGCTACTGAACAATGAATTTTTGGATATCTCTCAAATAAAGCTTCCAGGAACTTCTTTGCCTTTTCCCATTCATAATGATGACCTATGCCTGCATTTAAAGTTGGTACACAATATGAACATCTATTATTACATATATTATTAGTCATCCAAGTCATATTCATTAATGAATCATCTTTTTGGATTACTCTGATAATTTTTTTATTTTTCAGTTCAGTCATTTAGATTTTGTTCCTGATTTAATCTATCTATGTAATGATAAATTGTCTCTTGTGAGTATTGGAACTCTTTAAATCGTCTGGGATTATTTTTCTGCATTTTATTCAACATATTAATCCAGTCGTATCGTTTGTCTACAACCCAACCATAACGGCGTTCATCATGAAACAAATCAAAGATAGTCATCATTATTCAAATTCTTTAGGTTTTTTAATTCGGTCTGAAGGTCCAAGTTGTCCACCATCAACACAAGTCACAGAGATTGCAGTTGACTTAGTTGCTTCAGCCATCTCACGATACCCAAGTCCAACATAAATTTGACCACCAACTACAGCAACTGCCATAGAACCCCAAAAGATATAGTACCATTTAGACTTAACTTGATGTTGTTTTTTTAGTTCATCAAGTTCTTCATGAATATCTTGATGATGAAACCTCAGGGGTTTTTGAATCAATGCTTTGAGTTTTTTATTTTTCATTAGAATACGGCGGTAACACCTATCACTTTTGCATTTGGATTTCGTGCAAGAGCAACTTCTCTTGCTTCTTTATAATCTCTGGCTTCCATTTCTTCGTAGAAAACTTTACCAGCAACATAGAGTTGAACTTTACATCTCATAATAATATCCCTATCGTAACTATTATTCATTTATTTGGCAAATATACATCACTCATTGTATGTATTATCGGACGTTCCTCAGCAGGAAAAACTGTTTTGCAGTCAGGACATTTCCAGTATTCCATTTCCCATGTATCTGGGTTTCTTCCACCTAATAGTTTAGAATGGAAAGCTCCAAGTTCACAACTAAACTTTATAGGATTAGAAATCTCTGCATCTACGAGATTGCATTTGCAGGAAGGGCAGTTTCGCCAAGAAGTTGGTTTGTGCATGTGTCTAAATGTAAGTCCCATTATTTTTCACCAGACCACTTATTCCAACGAGCTCCTTTCATTTTAAGACACATTAGAATAGTTTCGTGTTCTCGATTGTATAGATTCCAATCGCCTTTTATTTTTGCATTATATCTGCGTCGATAAGCACAACACCAGACATTGTAATAAATTTTTGCCTTTTCTGAAAGAGCCATTACATTCTTTCAAAGCAAACACTATTGAACTTACCTTCAACTCCACGAAGAATTAATTTAGTATGAGAAGATTTAATAATCATTTGTTGAACAAAATAAATTCCACCATGAACTAAGAGATCATTTGGATCTGTATTATTTCCCCAGTTAATTTGTTCTTTAGTACATCCAACAAACTTTACATAATCCCCTTCTCTGATTTCACGAAATGAATAATTAATTTTTCTTAGGTCTTTCATTTCTTTATTATCAATTCTTTTCATTATAGAGAGTTTCATCTATAAAGTCAATCTCTTGATCTATAAAAATCCAATTTCCTAAACAATTCATTGAAAGTGTTCTATCCGCATGTATAATTCTCTTTCTTTTATACAGTGCAGCAATCTTACTCCAATTAGAAGTTGATTTAACTACAGTTTCTGCGTAACAACCTACCATTAAATCAAATACGTTTTCAAAAACTTTAGAAATTGGAATTGAATACTTTTTTTTCAATTCTTTTGCAGGAAGTTTGTCTTTATATAAATTCAAAAATTTTTTATAATAAAAATCTTTGTCTATTATATTATGTGGAAAATTATCATAATAGTATGAATAATATTTTTTAGGAATGTCTGAACTTATATAAATTTTTTTATGCGGATTTTGTTTAAAAATAATATTCTGAATTAAATTAAAGTAATCTGAATCCGGTATAATTTTGTAATCATTTACCCAGTTATAATCTCCATAAACTTTTTTTGTAGGTAAATATTTTTTTTCAGTATCGGTATCTTTTTCAACTAAAGAATCAAAGTACTTATATTTTTTTGAACATATAGAACTTCCAAACCTACTGCTGTGAAAGGTTTTCCAATAAGAATCTATAGTTTCTTTCGACAAAAATTGTTTTATTTCATTTAAAAATTTTAAAGGAGGGAATGTACCATTCCCTCTACGTAGATGTATGTAACAACAATCAGAAAATTCCTTCTCCATAAAGTCGGAGACAGTTGGTAGTCTTAGTTTAATTTTAGATACAGCATTGTGTATAACCGAATTGTATGTGATTTTTTGATTATTAAAAATATCACCAATACGATGTACAGAAAAATTAAAATAATAATATGTATTATTGGTAGAATTTAACAAACTATTATTTTCAGTTAATATGATATCCCTAACTTCTTCACAACTAATTGGAAGTAATTGATTTTCAGACAATATTAATGAAGACATATTTTGTGGTATGGTATTTGGCAAATCAATTAACAATAATTCTGGCCAATATTCTTCTTCCACTATTATTTGAATGTCTTGAATAATAGAAGAAAGGTGATAAGCTATTACCCAAAATTTAATTCTATCGCCAAATCCACTATCATACTGAGATATACCTACTCCTCTCCAAGGTTCAAAACATATTAGTTTAATTGACATTAATTTCTAATGTTTTTCTTTGAATTCTTTTTCTAATTCTTTTGCAAGTTTCATCGCTCGTCTCCACATCAAATATTTTACTATAGGGTTACGAGGGTTATTCAATAACCACCACTTGGTTTTTCCATATTGAAACTTTAAAAGTTTACTAACATAATAAAATGCCTGTGCTACACTACTATCAGTGACAATAAAATATGCAGCTATTGCAAATAAGAAAAACCAAATGTAGTAGTATTCCATATCAATGCCAACGAATTGTTTTTAGATATTCTAAGACGGTTTCTCTTACGTCCATAAGTTCATGGAAGCACCTTTGATCATGTGCGGCTTGCCTTAATTCATGGTCGGGTTTATGTACACTTTCAATAAACAAATCCAATCCCCTATTCCATTTATCTTGTTTTGATTCTGCGTCATATACTATATAAGGTTTTGTCATGATACTTGCTCTAGATCCTCGATGGATGACACTGGTACTTCGTGTTCTGCAATTCTATAGTAATGTTCACCTTCTCGTACACCGAGATATTCAATATCTTCACATTTATATTCCCTCATCCAAGCCTGAAGACGCATATGCATCAATTCGGAAGTATTCGGAACGTTCATACTAAATCACTAAACACTTAGTAATTATAAGTTATTTAGCCTATTTGTCAAGAATGGAGAATAGGAGAATCGAACTCCTAATAAGTGCTTGCAAAGCACCCGTTATACCGTTTAACTAATTCCCCAAGAAGAGTCTTACGACTCTACAGAAACAAACTCAACTTCTGTTTTCCATTTAAGTCCAGGAGTTTCCCAAGTTTGATTATCATTTAAAATTTTATTGTTATTTTCCATCTCTTCTTCTGTTATATCAGATTCATTGAAAGGAATAACATCGGAAAATGTGTTTCCAAAATATAGTTGGTCTATTTTTGAACGTTCTGGATAATGTTCAAGGAGAGATTTTGCGGATAACCTTACTTTTTCAGGAAGATCTGGATACTTTACTTTATCTAAAAGAAGTTTTAAAAACTCTCTGGTGGCTAGAAGAGAGTTATGTTCTTGTTGAGGCAAGGTCATAAGTCATCTAGAATACTGATCAATAATGAATAATACTTCATTCAAGTACTTATTGGCAAGTTCTTTTTCTCCAGGATACCTATGTTCAAATTGAACTTGATGTTTCAATTTTAATACTCTAACTTTTAGTTCATCCTTAGTCAACTGATTTTTTGGCATAAAAACACAACATCAGATATTATATAGGAAAAAATCTTATAGGGTGATTTTTTACCGGGAAATTTTTTGCTGTCAAAATATAGCTAAAGGCTAATTTTGATTTTTCTTTTTACAAGCACTTCTTGCCCATGCACGAGCAAGACTATTTACATAAGAACAAGATTTCTGTTTCTCCCCACAGTGAGGACATTCTGCGTCTGGGGGATCTTTTAGATATCCTTCAGGCGTATACATCCTTCTCTTTTTCTGATTCTCTGATTGTTTATATTTACGATGGTTCATACAACCACAGGTTGACCTTGACCTTCTGGAAGTTTGATTTGTGGTAACTCATTGAGTTTTTCGACCATCCAATTTTCTTGATGTTCTTTATAAGAGGAAACATCAATTGCATTAGTGGGAAGTGCCTTTGGAATCTCAATGTCTACAACAGGACCCATTAGAAACTTATTGCGAGTGTAAGTTCGGTTCTGAGGATCCAGAGCAACCATGGCAAGAGCATCAGATTCTTCTCCACAATCTAAAAGTTTTTTCCCAGTCTTTTTATTCAAAACTGAAAAGTATTCTTCATTGTATTTTTTCATTTTAAAATCCTTTGCTTTTTGTTTTTGGTTCTTTGTGATCTAGAACTTCAACATGTCCTAGAAGTTGATTTGGTGTTTGCCACCAAGTTTTTTGAACATCCTCATAGTTATCAAAGATAACAGATCTTCCGTTCGCAAAAACTACTTTATAGTCATGACGAATGTAAGGTTCTTCAGATGTTTGTTTGAATACTTCAAGTTCGGTCATTTTTCATGATGATAAGTTTACCCGTGAGAAGTCCATAAAATAGTTCACACACCTTATCATCATCACAGGACTTCATCTTCTCCTTAGAAAGAGATATGAGTGCATTGATTTCCTCTTCGTTGAGGTTCCAATCAGTAATATTATGTTCAGTTACTTGCATCTTCTTCATGGGTCTGTAAAGTTGTGGCCAAGTGTCTCGGATAATTTCCGCGAGTTTGTAAGGTGTTTCTGATGATATCATCCCCAATAAATTAAACTAAGAGTAAATACGACAAATACGATAACTGTGAATCCCATCATTGCTACACCTGCCCAGATAACCCAGTCTTCCATGGGTTCGTGTTGGGGTTTATGAGACATAATACTTATTTAAAAGTTCAACAATATTTTGAGTGATGGGAACTCCACCAACATATTCTTCAACCTTCTCATCATTCTCATCTACGACAATTAGAGTTGGAGTTGCGGTGATCTTATACTTTCTTGCAAATTCAATGTTCTCTTCTTGTCCATCATCAAGAAGAATCTCTTTAACCTCTTCTGTACGAGGGTCATTCATTGTCTTAAAATACTTTTTGACCAGAATACATGGTCCACAATCTGTCTTAGAAAATATATACAACATAAAAAAGAGGGTTGTTACACCCTCTTATTATATCACAAAGCATTGCCTCGTGGAAGCACCTCTTCTGGGAACACAAAGTTCTCATGAGGTTGATCTACCGGCGCAAGCCAAGCTCTAAGTCCCTCATTAAGGAGGATGTTCTTGGTGTAAAAGGTTTCAAACTCAGGATCTTCTGCTGCTCTAATTTCTTGACTTACAAAATCGTAAGCACGAAGGTTAAGAGCAAGGCCAATAATACCAATAGAGGATGTCCATAGACCCATAACAGGTACAAATAGCATAAAGAAATGAAGCCAACGCTTATTAGAGAAAGCAATGCCAAAGATCTGAGACCAAAAACGGTTAGCCGTGACCATCGAATAGGTCTCTTCCTCTTGTGTTGGTTCAAACGCTTTGAAAGTATTCGATTGTTCACTGTCTTCATATAAGGTATTTTCAACGGTAGCACCATGAATGGCGCAGAGCAGTGCTCCTCCAAGTATACCAGCAACTCCCATCATATGGAAGGGGTTGAGGGTCCAGTTATGGAAACCCTGAAGGAACAGAAGGAACCTGAAGATTGCGGCAACACCAAATGAAGGTGCAAAGAACCAACTGGATTGTCCCAGTGGGTACATCAGAAACACAGAAACGAATACTGCGATAGGACCAGAGAATGCGATTGCATTATAAGGACGGATGCCCACCAGACGAGCAATCTCAAACTGGCGAAGCATGAATCCAATCAGAGCGAAAGATCCGTGGAGTGCCACAAAAGGCCAGAGTCCCCCAAGTTGGCACCACCTGACGAAATCCCCCTGAGCCTCAGGACCCCAGAGAAGAAGAAGAGAATGACCCATAGAATCTGCTGGAGTGCTAACTGCCGCAGTAAGAAAGTTTGCACCCTCAAGATAGGAACTTGCCAACCCGTGAGTATACCAACTCGTAACGAAAGTTGTCCCAGTAAGCCAACCACCAAGAGCAAGGTAAGCAGTGGGAAAAAGAAGAAGTCCAGACCAGCCAACAAAAACGAAACGGTCTCTCTTAAGCCAGTCATCGAGTACATCGAACCATCCTCTTTGTGAAATTGGTTGTGAAAGTGTAGATGAAACCATTTATATCCTCCGAAAAAGAAAGGGGTCCGAAGACCCCTGATGATTTAATTTTGATTAACTCAACCGATTGCAGGTGCGGTGAGTGCAACAGGAGTTGACTCAGCAGCGGCAAGGTCAAGAGGGAAGTTGTGAGCATTGCGCTCGTGCATCACTTCCATGCCCAGACCAGCGCGGTTCAGCACATCTGCCCAGGTGTTGAGCACACGACCCTGACCATCCATAATGGATTGGTTGAAGTTGAAGCCGTTGAGGTTGAAGGCCATCGTGGAAACACCAAGAGCGGTAAACCAGATACCTACAACAGGCCAAGCAGCAAGGAAGAAGTGAAGTGAACGAGAGTTGTTGAACGAAGCGTATTGGAAGATCAGACGACCAAAGTAACCGTGTGCAGCAACAATGTTATAAGTCTCTTCTTCTTGACCGAACTTGTAACCATAGTTCTGAGATTCGTTCTCAGTGGTTTCACGAACCAGAGAAGAAGTTACCAGAGAACCGTGCATAGCACTGAACAGAGAACCACCGAAGACACCAGCAACTCCAAGCATGTGGAAGGGGTGCATAAGGATGTTGTGCTCTGCCTGGAACACAAGCATGTAGTTGAAAGTACCAGAGATACCCAGAGGCATCGCATCAGAGAAAGAACCTTGACCGAAAGGATAGACCAGGAACACTGCAGAAGCAGCAGCAACAGGTGCAGAGTATGCAACACAGATCCAAGGACGCATACCCAGACGATAGGAAAGTTCCCACTCACGACCCATGTAGGCATAGATACCAATCAGGAAGTGGAACACAACCAGTTGGAAAGGCCCACCGTTGTAAAGCCACTCATCTAGGGAAGCAGCTTCCCAGATGGGGTAAAAGTGCAGTCCAATTGCGTTGGACGAAGGAATCACAGCACCAGAGATGATGTTGTTTCCGTACATGAGTGAACCAGCAACGGGTTCACGGATACCATCAATGTCCACAGGAGGAGCACCGATGAATGCGATAATAAAACAAGTCGTAGCAGCAAGTAGGCAAGGAATCATCAGGACTCCGAACCAACCGACATAAAGACGATTATCGGTTGAAGTGACCCAGTTGCAGAACTGTTCCCAAGTATTCGATTGTTGACGTGAAGCGATTGAAGCAGTCATTTGTTTAAAAGAGTAGTAATACCATCAGGGAAATGGTGGTTATACTATTCCCCAGTCACCCTAAGACTGGGCATGAGAGGCGTATTTTACATGGATAGCCTCGGTAAGGAGTGTTAGTCCCGTTTCTCCATGATTCAATATTACGAAAGATTAAAATCTCGTAACATTTGTTTACCTATTTATCATACCAGGGGAGAAACGGAATGTCAAGCGTCAATCCTTAGAAAATCCAAGTTTTTCCCAAATGATTTTGAATGGACACACTCCAGTAATTGCTGCAAGAGATAGTGCGATAGGAGGAATCCATAGAACCCAACTAATGACTCCCCACCCCGTCAAAGTGTTTCCGATTGCAACCACTGCAGCAACCGATAAAAATGTCATGCGAGTCGCAGATACTTTTCTTTTTAGCCTTGTTAACATAAATTTCTCCACAAAAAAAGAGGAGGTTTCCCTCCTCAAAATATTTATTAAGCAGCAAGAACAGGAGAGTTACTCGTCACATATGCGAGAACTTTCTCTGGAGTAGAATACTCATATGGATCTGTATCTGCATTGTCACGTTTGTCATCTTCCATAAAGATCTGTTCAATCACGCCATCATTGATGACTGCAGCATAACGCCAAGAACGTTGAGCAAATCCAAGATTACGTTTCTGAACAAGCATGTCCATACCCTGAGTAAACTCACCATTACCATCAGGAATCATCTTGACATTAGTGATCATTTGATCTTTTGCCCATGCATTCATCACAAATGCATCATTTACAGAAAGACAATAGACTTCATCAATACCAGCTTCAGTAAATTCAGAATACTTTTCTTCAAAACCAGGAAGTTGATAAGCACTACAAGTAGGAGTGAACGCACCAGGAAGTGCAAACAAAACTACTTTTTTACCACCAAAAAGTTCTTCAGTGGAACGAACTACAAATTCACCATCCTCACGGAACATAAAGTCCACAGATGGAATATTCACAGTTTCTTCAGGAGCAAGTTGAGGCATAATCTTAATTAATAGAATGTTGTTGTTTAAGTTCGGGATTTGGTTGAGAAGGAATCACAGGATTCTTGGATTTATTTTTAATAACGATGAATGCATCATTTTGATAAGATACAGTTCCATATGGTTTAGCCCATTTTGGATTTGCATCTGGATGAGTTGCAGTTCCTGTCACTGCAACTCCACCAATCTCAACTGAAAGTTGATCACCATTATTCCAAGTTCCAGATTCTACCAATGTTTGTAGGGCAATAGAAAGTTGCCCTAACATATCGTGATGTTTATGTTCTGTCACCACACACCAGGAATAACTTGACCAGTGACGAGATAAGCGCCAACGCCGGCAACAAATCCAATCATTGCAAGACGACCGTTGAGTTTTTCTGCAAACTCAGTAAATCCGAAATTTTTCATTTTAGTTTCCTCTTAGTAAGTTTCAGCAAGTTGTTCTACAGCATAACTCAAAGTCACAAAAAATGCAACAGCAGTCAAGGTCCAAATAACTTCAGTCATCAGAAGACACCGAAGAAAAGTTTACCTGTGAGAGCATAAGAAATAGCCCCAGCAATAATACCGACCATTGCCCAGCGTCCATTATATGTCTCCTTTACTTCTGCAGGTGAGTACATCCCATAGTTTTCGTAGTACATATTGGGTTCTTTTGCCCACATGTTTTGTTGACCACGATCATTAGTTGTTACAGTCATTGTTCGTTTTATTACGAATTGTTACACAATTATATAGGAAAAAGAAAGGGGTGTCAAGCACCCCCATGTATCATATGATACTTATTTTGTCAGATGATCAGAAGCGGAAACTCGTCTGAATCACACCACCGTAGTTAGAAGATGCGTTCTTAAATGCCTGATTATTGGAGACATAGAAGATTGCAGGAGTGATGCTGATATTATCGCTAACCTTGTAACGATAGAAGGCTTCCCACATCAGAGCGTCTTTGGTCAGCGTAGGTGCGTTGCCAGGTTGACCGATAGCAAAACCAGAGGCATTACCCTTAGCAAACACATCGCTCCACTGAACACCTGCCATCCAGGTCTCAGAGTTAGTTGCAGCATTAGGAGTTGCAGGACCGCTTACATAGTTCCAACCATAAGCAGCAGAAACCGAAGGAATGATGCCCGACTTCTTGGGTTGCCAGTAGGCATTCAGAGCATAACCGTTGGAGCTTTGGTTAGCGGCAAGAGTACCACCATTACCAGCAACACCATTAAAAGTACGGATACGAGTACCTTCAGTACCATTACGATAACCGAAAGCAATACCGTACTGAGGAGCACGATAACCGAACTGTGCCAGAGTATTCAGAGCACCAGAAGCATCAAATTCACCTTTGGTAGAATCAGAACCGTTCTGAGCAACATAGTTCAGGTTAGCAACGAAACCTTTCTTACCCGCTTGTGCCCACTGAGCACCGAAACCAGAACCAGTTGCCTTGTTGTAGACACCAGGAGCACCAGCAACAG